AGTTCGGTTGCAGTGTTCTTGTAACTATTGTTTAAATCTTCTTCCGTTTCAAGTAATACTCCAGTTATACCATTTTGGTCTTTATATGTTTGTATCAACTCTTTAGCACGTTTAATTAACTCCCCTCTATCTAACCCACTTTGTTTGCTTAGTTTTACCTCAGAAAGTATTTGTTCAAGTTCAGCTCCAGCCCCCTCAAGTTCAACTCTAACTTTATCTAGCACTCCAGAAGTTTCATAATCTACCATGCCTCCAGCTTGCGTTTCTTCCATATTCATTAGTTCCTTTTGAATCTTGTTAAAATTTGCCAAAGCCACCTTGTATTTACTTGATAAAATATTAATGTGCTCGATGTTTTGTTGTTTAAGCATTTCAACTAATCCAGTTTCAATCGACAATTCACTATTATTTTTTTTCATTTGTTCATTGATAAACTTTAACCCCTCAACATCTTGTTTTTGAGTTTGCCTAGCAGATTCAGTTTTAACCATATCTTTATTTTTCCTAATTGAATCGTTCAATCTATCTAACTGCTCCGCTGCTAATTCAGTTTGAGATTTGAAAAAACCCATTTCACTCGCTAAAGTAATTAACCCAGTTATTAACATTGCAATAGGGACTGCATTTATAGCTTTTCCAAAAAGTTTTACACTTTTACCACCTTCGTCTGTTGCACCATTAACCGCAGTTTGTTGAATAAACATTGATTTAAGTCCGTCCGTTCTAAGTTTCTCAATTAATATAGATGCTTTGCTAATTGAATTAATAGCTATCATCGTAGTTTTATAAATAACAAACGCTTTACCTAATTGATAAACAACAGTTAAAATAGTTTTTATATTTCGGGTCATAAAATCCAAAATAGATACAAAACCACTCGCAGCACCTTTACCATTTACAAATGATAAAATAACTCCATTTATAGTTTCTTTTAACCTATTAAACGCAGATGATATTGTTGAACTTCTAACATTTGCTTGATCCAAAGCAACCCCATTTTCATTTACACTTGCAGTTAATTCTTTTATCCTATCAGTCGAACTTAATAAAGTAGTAGCAGCAACTGCATTTTCAGTTCCAAAAACTTTAATTAAAGCACCATTGTCAGTTAATAAAGGTTTTAAGGCTTCTAATCTTTCAGCAAAAGGTTTTGATTTGTCTTTTAAATCATCGAAGTTTACACCCAACGCAGCTAAACGGTCTTGTGCCTCTTTTGGCAAAGCATCGGGAGCAGATAATTTTAACATTACGTTTCTTAAAGCAGTTCCTGCCTCAGCACCTTTCAATCCTTTTTCAGCCAACGCTTCAATTAAACCAGTACTTTCTTGAATGTTTACATTTGTTGTTTTTGCAACCGCCCCAAACTTTAATAAAGCCTCTGTAATTTGTGGAATTTCAGCGGATCCAAACTTAGCACCAGCAGCAAGTACATCGACAAACTTCCCAGCTTGATCCGCCCCAGCCCCGAATTGATTCATCGCATCGGTTAAAGCAGTCGCAGCATCTGGCAACTCCATACCAGAAGCTCTCGACAATAATATAGTAGCCTCTGTAACACTATTTAAAGCAGCAGCATTTTCAAGTAATTCAGGCTTGGCTGATGCTATAAGTTTGTAAGCCTCAACAACCGCAGCCGCTCCACCCTTTACATCAACCCCCATTCTAATAGCATTCTCTTTAAAGAAGTCTAAATCCTTTCCACTTGCACCCGTAATAGCAGACAAATCAGCAATAGCACTATCAAACTCCATAATCGTATCGGTAGCACCTTTTACAATTACACCAACTCCCATTGCTAAACCTAATTGCCCAAGCATATTACTAACTTTCAGACCAGCACCTTTTAGCTTATCTAATGCACTCGTATAGTTACCTACATTCCTTTGATGCCTTCCAACCGTTGCATCAATCTTTTTTAATCCAGCATCTAATTTGTTTATTTCAGCTAACATTCCCTTTGCAACCTTACCATTTTCTCGACCTCTAGCAGCTAAATTTTGATACCTATTGATTAAGTCTGTAAGTGTTTTAGATTGTTGTTTATACGCATTGCCTTCGTCTTTAATAGCCTTAGCAGTTTTATTCGCTTGTTGCTCTTGCGCTTTCTCTAATTGTAATAATGCTTTCTTTGTTCTAATTCTTGCTTGTTCCAATCGCTCTTGCTCTATCATTGCCTTATTCATATTGTCACTCGTAGCCTTCGCAGTTCCAATATCACCCGTTTTAGTAGCTTTAAAACCCTTTGACATTTTAGACAAAGATGCAGCAGTAGATTTTACTTCGTCATCTAATTGTTTATAAACAACAAGTAATTGTTTAGCTTGTTCAATGTGTTCCGATAAAGCCCCTTTTTCGACTATATCAATTCCTTTAACTATCTTTTCTGCCATTGGTATTGTGTTTTTCTAATAACTTAATATACTTGTAATATTCAATTACGGTTACTTTTTTTACATCTAATTGAAATCCCATAAACTTAGCTAATATTGCTATAATATCGAAAAGGTCCTGACTGTCGCCTTTCTTTTTTTCAATGGCTTCAATCTCAAAATCTACTATTTTTAAATAGTTTTTATGAAATTTTACACCTAAAATAATTTGTTCAATGTGATGTATCTTTTGTTTTAATAATGATAAGTACCGTTCCGTTTCTTCAGTTGCTCCGAAAATATCTAAATATTCTTGATGCAATTTATTAAACAATTCTAACAAATCAATATCACATTTTAAATTAGGGTCAAGTAACAAGTATTTCAATTCACCACTACGCACACATTTATCCCAATTATAAATCGGTAAATCTTCCAAACTTTTGTAAGGCTCGGTAGTCGGTAATGGCTTATTTCGTTTGAAGATGCTCATTCAGTTGTCTATCGACTTTGTTTAATAATTCGTTTAATTCTTTACGGTCTTCATTATTTTTAGAAGTATTGATTAAATGTATCAAATGCTTTCTATCAACTTTCAATCGAGCGACTGCCTTTGCCAATTCAAAATGTGTGTTAAATGCCTCAGCCCTTTGTGATTCTAACTTGTTTCTTCTTACTTTATCAATTAATCTTTTTAACATTATTTCCACTTTTTTAATAAATATTCTCGATAACGGTCAATGGCAAATCGAATTAATTTACCTTTACTTTCTTCTGTCAAACCTAAAATATTAGTTCCCCATCTATTTTGCAAATCTTCATTTTTCATTGTGTTGGCTTGAATCCGAATAGTATTACCTTCTATAAAAACCCTCCAAGTCTTATAAAAATCGCCCGTATCTTTTAGCGTAACTCTATCGTATGGTACACCTTGCGCAGACTTTCTTGCTATTGTATTAAATGAATAACCCCCTCCAATGTCACTTAATAACTCACCCGTACTATCAATCCCTTTGTCGTAAAGTTGCTCAATAGTATTCATTTCGACAATCATATTCTTTACTCGGGGTGTATCAAACACAACTTTAAAAGCATCTAACTCAGAAAGCATAGATACCATCTTCGCCCGTGCAAATATTTTTGTGCCAGTGAAGTACATTTTACAAAGTTACGAAAATAAATAATTGAAATTGTATTGTACATAAAATAAAAAAGCCCCCAATCTCTTGAGGGCTTAATTTTATTTTTTCACTTTCGGGAGGTGCTTTGCAATTTGCTCATAAGCCTCATCAGGAGTTTTATCTCCTAAATTCCACTTTTGTTTTTTTTGCATTGCTTTAAACTCCGTTTTAGTAACTCCAATAAACGCATCGGTATTGAATGAAACTCTACCAATTCTCAACTCCATTATAGAGCTAATTTAGTGAATGATACAAAGTTAAACGGTGCAGTATTTGTCGCACTAAATCTTAATACATCACCAGTTGTTTGTGCTACAAATCCTAAAGTATAGCTTCCATCTGGGTTTTCAACAACAGTAGCAACCGCAACCGCTAATGCAGTATCTTCATTGAAGATTGACCAAAAAGTAGTTGTGTCAAAACCAACTAAAGCCTCTTGACTTCCAATAGCAGCCGAACCACTTAAACCCCAAGTTAAATTAATTAATTGAGTAGTTGCAGTAGTTGTATTTGCTCCAGTAGTAGTTGCAGTAGCTTGTATCATACCAGGTACTGCGCTCAACTCAGGAACAATAGCAGTTGAAGGAATGAATCCAGTATTTGCAGCGTTGTAATTTTGTTTAACCATAAATGAAACCATAACTCTACTTACAGTGTTATTAGTTCTATCCATTATTTTCACGCTCAACGTACCTTTTTCGATTGGAATAGGTTGAAGTGATGAATCACTTACTTTATATCCTACTAATTGATTAGAAGCGGTCAAACCGTAATAACCAACTGTTCTACATCTCAACGTTTCAATAGCTGCTTTAATAGCCGCTGGTGCTCCGATTAATTCAAAAGTTACAATTTGGTCGCCATCACGAATAAACAAAGGAATAGTATCTATTTCCTCAGTTACCGCATCAGCAGTTTCACGAGCATAAACTTTAATGTCATTTAAAACACTAAATCTTTGTTTCTCATCTTTGTTGTAAAGTCTCGCAGTCCAGTTAATTAAACTTAATGGAGCGGCTTCCGTTACTTGAATTGAATTTGCAGTTGTTGAATCTAACATTAAATCCACAAATGAAATTCCAGTTATTCTGTCGGGTTGTCCGAAGCAATCAAGTACTTGCATACCCGTTGCGCCTGTTGAACATGTGCATACTGACATAATCTTATAGTTTTATTTATTAATAATTTTGTTTATTTAGTCACAACAATTCATTATTGAAACATCTAAGTCGATTCGCACCTCGACACCCGATAATTTCATTTCAAATAAATTGCGGTCACTTCCTTTTTCTGTTTCTTGACCAACTAGCGAATGAGGTCGCACCCTCTCGTTTTGCCAATCAATGAAATATTTTTTTAATTGTTCAATTCTCGGTATTACTCGTTTATTCCAAAGATTCTCCATTGGATCGATTACGTTTAAATGATGGCTTTCAGTTGTCCAAGCATACTCAGCACCGCTCGGACTTTCGCCACACATTAAGCTATCATCTAATAAATATGAAACAATAGAATAGTTTTTATTGCTACTCATTTCACTTTCTTTTGAACTTTCAAATGGTTCTCGCATCCAAAAGAAGGGTGTTTTAATAGTTTGAAAATCGTTTAATTCCATTGCAGTGTCTGATAATTTACCGCTAAAAAAGTTTATTCCATAAGTATTTGCAGTTTTTGGATATGGTAAATCTAACTCCGCCCCAACGGTAACATCAACATATTCATTTAGTACAACCTCTTTAATAATAAAAGAAACTGTAATTATAGGAATGCCATTTTGAACATTTAAAATCCTTCCTTTTCGCAAATGTAAAGTATCACACGTGAAAAATCTATACGCTATAATTGTCGAACCGTTATAAATAGGTAACACGCTATTGATGTACAATGTAGTATCAATAGTTTCGATTACCTCTTTCATTATGGCTCTAAAGTTTTTCATAGTTGGGTTAAGTAGTGTTTTGTTAAAGTTGAATAATCAGGATAATCAGCTAAGTTAGCTTGAATATATTTTTGAATAACTTTGTAATTATTAACTGATAGATTGTATTTCGTAGTAAACAAAAAGGAATTACCACCTATTGAAACGCTATTAGTTGTTTCTTGAAATCGTTGCCCTATTTGCGTTCCAGTGTACGGAGCGAATCTATGCCACTCAAACCATACCATAGCAATAAGCATTTCTTTCATACCACTAGAATAGTTTTCAAAACCATTACATTCAGGCAGTCTAATCTCATTGTAAATTGCTAAATACTCAGGGTCATTCGGAGTTCCAAAATTACCAGCAGCATTAGCCAACAACAAAGGTGCAATAGTAGTACCTAACAAATCATTTAACCACTTATTCTCAATCTTTGTTTGTAGCGCAGTAAATTGCCCTACATTTTGAGATGTTGTAGATACTAAATATTGACCAATAAAATCAGCAGATGTTATTAAGGTTGCCATTATTTTTTAGTTGCTTTTTGTTTAGCGGGTGCTTTTGGTTTAACTTCTTCGGCATCAGTATAAAATGCGAATCCATCATTAACTAATGCCTTAGCAGTTGTAATAGGTAATTGTACTTCCTGACCTACTTCAAATTGCTCAAATGCTTTTAATATTGTGACTTTGCTTAAGTCTTTTTTTACTTTTTCCATTAGTATAGGGTTATTTATTATTTGATTTCCTTTTGTTTTTAGTTTTAATATGCCTTTATGTAGTTCGTTTAATCGTTTTGGATCATCTGAAATAGTACAAATTTCTATTATTTCGGGGCTTGTAATGTTATCTTCGCATTTCACATCGACAATAAAATGACCGTTGTATGGTAATCTTACTTCTTTAATGCCATTATTTAACATATTGAACTTTGAATTAGTATCTAATCCTTTGTTTCGTTCATCTTGATATAACTTGTATTCCATCTTTTCTAGTGTTGGTTTAGTCCATAACCTAGCCACTCCGATAGTATCTTTGTAGGTAATACCGTATTTTAATTGATTACTCCAAGCATCGTAAACGTGGCAATCATCAAAGCCATAAAACACTTCTTTTGTAGTGTCAATAGTTTGGTATAGTTCGAATACGCTATCAGAAACAAAGTTATCACTACCTAATATTATAACTCCATCGTATTTGGTTGTTTGCTCAATCAATGAATTTAGCTTATTCCCCAATGGTAAATTAGGCACATCAATAGTATAGAATCCACTCGGTACTATGCTATCGTTATCACCACTTACAAACACATCAAAGTTAAACTTCAATCTTTGCTCATTCAGTCGCTCAAAACAAAGTTTAGTTACTTCAGGACGTCCCCAATAAGGTAATATGACTGCTAATTTATTCAAAAAGATACGCTTTTAACCCAAAAAACCCGAACATTTCTGCTCGGGTTTCTGTATTTTTAACACTTATTAAGTAGTTTCTAACGCAGTCATAGCAGTAGAGAATGTTCCTTTAACAAATGCAGTTCTATCGTTGTTTTTAACAACAACTGCACCTCTCCACTCAGCTAAGATAGTACGTAAGTTTTTAGTGTAATCATTACCATCTAATCCCATTTCAATTCTCAATGTTCCTTTTTCATAAAGCGTTGCTTTTGTGAAATCCCCAATCAAGAATGTACCAACAGAAACTAAAGTAGTAGGTATAATTGGAATACCATCCATAAACAATGACCCTCCAATTTCAGCTAAACGCTCAACGTAACGTCTATCACTTGCACTAACTTTGTATAACTTCAATTTAGTAACATCAGTTGGATGCATAAAAATATGAGTAGGCATATCTTGTTCGGCAATCATTATTTGATTAACTGCAACTACCAATACATCGACTTGGTTAGCATTATCAACAGTACCAGCAAATGAACCAGCAGCAAATGTAGTCGCAACAGTACTTACACCGTTTAAGTTTGGAGCAGTACCGTTTCCAGAATAAGCACCTAACTCAACCGCTTTCAATAACTCTCTTAAAAGTTCAGCATTGATTTCACTTTCGATAAAATCAATATCGTCTAACATTTCAGTTGAAACTTTAATAAAAGCAGAATATTTAACAACCGCTTGAGATGCAACAACTAAGTTAAAATCAATTTGGTTTTTAGTTGCTCCCTCTTCAGTTGTTCCAGCAGTACCTTCTTTGCCTGATTGATAAACCCAAGAGATTAAGTTTGAGTTTGCTCTACGTCTGCTCAATACATCTAAGAATCTTACTCGTCTAGAAGCAATTACGTTTAAGCCAGGTATTCTCTCTTCAACTGGTACGTTTCCACCGCTAATGTTAGTAGATTCTAACATTGTACCAACCGCTTTAATAACCATTTCAAAACCTTCTTTTGAAGTTTTTAAACCTTTGATTTTGTCAAGATTTGCCTCTAAAGATTTTCTAAGGTCACCAACTGAATTAGCAGCAGTTTTGTCAGCTTCATTCATTGCCTCAATTCTCAAACCAATAGATTCTAAAGATTTGTTTAAGGTTTTCATTTGGTCTAATTGTGTAGCTTTGAATTCAGCAATAGCGTTATCCAATTCTGATTTTGTAGCTTTTCCATCTACGTTTTTCTCCAACGTATCAATGTACGCTTTCAATTCTGTGTTATACTCATTGTATAAACCAGCTTGTTTTTCAGCATCAAACAAATCGAAAGTTGCCTTGTCGATAGATTTTGATGTTAAAAACTCTAAAAATGTTTTTTTCATTTTATTTAGTTTAAATTGTAAATACTTATTTTGTTTGGTGTCGGAGTGATGGAGTGCGATTTATCGGCTTCGACTTCGTTTGTTTGAGTGACTATTGTCGGCTCTATTTTCGATTGTACTACTCGAGTTGCATCATTAGAACCTTGTAAAACCATACTTCCTTCACTTACTATACCAGCCTCTAAGACTGCATAGAAGTATATGATTTCGTTAAAGTCCTCTTTATTTGCAATTTGAGGGTAGTATTTATCAAAATTCTTTTTATAATCTTTATCTTCTTCTTTGTCGGAATTATAACAAAGGGCAATATTGTAATACCTCATTCTTACACTATTCTCAACATCTAATCTATCATTGATAATTGACTTTGCAATGTCTAAACGTATTTTATCCTTTGGTATTTCAAATAATAATGCTTGAGTTTTACCTGAATAAGACTTACCAACTAATGACCATTCAATGTCCTTAATCAATAGTTTAACATCAGACTTCCAAGCGATTGTAGTAGTAGTTTTCAATTCGTGGTCTGCTACATAGAAAATGTTACCTTGTTGTTCCCTTGCTGACTTATTAAACAACCCCGTAACGTGCAAATCATTGTGACTATCTAAATATCCAATAGTGTTAATAACTGGATAAATATAATTTTCTTTGAATGTGGCATCTGCTTTTATTACATCGGTATCTATTGTTGAAGATGTTTTGATTGAACTACCTTTGTCAACTGACTTGTAAATATTAGCTTTCTTTACATCGATTATAGAGGTCACATTCTCCCTTAAAGCCTTAAATAAGTCTTCTTTGTTTTCGAATGTGCTATCTAATTCTTTACAATAAATCATTTGTTTATAATTTCGTTTGACTTTATTAAATTCAATTTAGCTTGTAATAATGATTTTATTTCAATATTATTAGCCTTAGAGATTTGTTTTTCTAAATCTTCAATTACCGTTTGTTTAGGTTTATTTACCATCTAAATAAAAATATTACCATTCATAATTTGCAAATGTATATAAAAAAAATGTACATTTGCAAATAAAATATAAAAAAAATGGCAGAAAATATTTTTTATCGTTTAGGGGCTTTTATTACGGGTGGCAAAGATGCTTATACTCAGACTAACTTCGGCTCTTATGTTCAATGGGGTCTTCAAAAAGGTGAAACAACAGTTGATACTACTTGGGAAAACCTTTACGAACTTGCTAGAACTACACCGCAAGTAGCAGCAGTAATTGACCGTAAAGCATCAATGTATAGTAATGGTCGATGGAAGCATTATAAATTAGTAAACGGTAAAAAGACTTTAGTTGAAAACTCAGATGCAGTTTATATTTTAGAGAATCCAAATCCAATACAAAACGGTAGTGAGTTAGATAAGTCAATGATTTGGAGTGATGAAACTTATGGTAATTCAATGGTTAA